TACATGATAAGTCCAATCCCAATCTCCAGGTTCTGGTACCATATTTACTAAGGCGTGATTTACTGGAATTGTACTAGCCATAGTATAGTCTGAATAATCTTCAGGATATCCCCTACAATCAATTACAAAATTAAACTCTAAACGTTGCCCTTCCATCATTACAACAGCAACATTTTTTTCATTTTCTACAGAATCAATTTTTCCAGATACTTCTATAAATTTTGTACCCCACATAGTACGAAATCTACTAAAGCAAAACTCTTTAAGTTTAAAATTATTAAAATGTATACCATGACTTGGTGGAATAATTTGACTATAAAAGTCTTCATCACGCCAATCTACATATTTTACACCTTGTTTAAGTGTACCGTCTACATGGTCACTGTCCCTAAACATGGTAAATCTAGCACCTAAATATAAGGATTTAGGAATAGTTACAGTAGTGCTTTCCCCAATTCCTAGTATAGAAATCTTAGGATCACTAATTGAGTAAACTTCCCAGTCCTCAGGCAACCACCCTAAACAATGGCACAAGCTAGTTAATCCAGCAGTACCCACTCCGATAACAGCTATTTTGTGTTTATTCATACTTTTACTTATGTTTTACTACTTTTGCTCACAGCTATTATGATATAGTCCAAATTGGTATAAATATACTATAATACTGCCCACAAGAGGATTCACATGTCAATATTAAAAAATACTTCGTTACAACCGGGAACTGGAGCTACAGGCGCAAGCACTATGGCGTCGGGAACTGGAGCACAGCGTCCAAGTACTAACATCCAAGTTACATCTTTTACTAGCACAGGACCTGCTACATTTAACGTACCAACAGGCGTAAACACTGTTGAAGTTCTAGTAGTTGCTGGAGGCGGAGCGGGAGGTCAAAGTTATGCTGGCGGAGGAGGTGGCGGTGGATATGTTGAACATTTTTCATACCCAGTGACTCCTGGCGGATCTGTACCAGTTGTTGTTGGAGCGGGCGGCAGTGCAGTTGCGTCGGCTAGTCCAAGTACTGTTAATAACGCAGGCGGTAACGGAGGTAACAGCAGTTTTGGTAACATTGTAGCTATTGGCGGCCAAGGTGGCGGCAGTTATTCAAACGGTCCTGCTAATATAGGATCTAACGGCAATTATAATACTACACCTGGCGGTTCAGGCGGCGGCGGCGCTTCAGAAGCCGAATCACAAGGTTGGTATGGACAAGCGGCACAAACACCTAGCGGCGGTGGTGTTGGTTATGGATTTCCAGGCGGAAGAGGAAGTACAGTAGGATCTATATATCGTGGAGGTGGCGGTGGTGGTGCTGGTGCCTTTGGCCAACCAGGAGATGAATTTGATTATGATCGCGGATATCCAACTATCGGCCAAAGTGCCCAAATTGGACCAACTAATAGTGGTGCTGGCGGAGCAGGTCGAGCAAGTAATATTTCTGGAACATTAACTTACTACGCCGGTGGTGGCGGCGGCGGAAAATACACAAGCAACGGATCGACTACACGAGCAAGTGCTGGCGGTATCGGTGGTGGCGGAAACGGTCAGTTGGGTAATCAACCAGGTTCATTCTTTCCAGGTACTACCAATACTGGTGGTGGAGGAGGAGGAGGAGGCGGTAACGGTAATGGTACAGGCCCAGCAGGGTCATTTCAAGGCGGCACTGGTGGCCCAGGTATTGTTATTGTTCGATGCGCAATTGATAACGGAACTCAAGCACCTAACACAGCAGGTGGCGGATTTATAAGATATAATTCTACTACTAGTGCTATTGAAACAGCACAAGGAAATGTATTTAAATCTGCTATGGGCCGAACTGTACAAACATTTACAGCAACCGGTTCAAGCACATTTAACGTACCAGTTGGCGTAACTGAAGTACAAGTTTTAGTCGTAGCTGGCGGCGGATCTGGTGGTTATAACGCAGGCGGCGGCGGCGGTGCTGGCGGATTTATTGAAGAATTACGTTATAGCGTTACACCGGGCGGATCTGTACCAGTAGTAGTCGGGGCAGGCGGCCCAGGCGGTAATGGCGGTGTTGGTAATTCTGGTGGTAATAGTAGTTTTGGTAACATTGTAGCTACTGGTGGCGGTGGTGGTGGTCATCACGCAGATGGTGCCGCGCTACCAGGGGGTTCTGGCGGCGGCGGATCTGGCAGCAGTAGTGGACAAGAAGTTACTAGTGGTGGTGGTATACTAGGGCAAGGATATCCAGGCGGCCCAGGAAGACACAGTCCAGGTTATTATGTTGCTGGAGGCGGTGGCGGTGGCGCCGGCGCAAGCGGATTTGCCAGCCAACGCGACACAAATACAGGTGATGCTGGGCGTGGCGGTGATGGAAAAGTAAGTTGGATCACTGGCACACAAACTTATTATGCTGGTGGTGGTGCCGGTGGTGGAGCCAATACTCCTACCATAGTTAATCCTTCAATTGGCGGAGCTGGCGGCGGCGGTTCAGGGACACCAGGAGCAGGTAGTGCTGCCACATACTATGGAGGTGGCGGAGCTGGCGGCAATCATAATGGAGCCGGCGCAGGGGCCGGATATCAAGGTATTGTTATTGTAAGATATTAATCAAGCACCAAGTTCAATCCACCCAGTGATGATATATTTGTCGTCACTCAAGGGTGGATTTCCACGATGTGTGTGAGTAAATCCAGCAGGCCAAATTAGCAAACGATTACGTTGTGGTTTGAATCGTTTTTTAAGATATAAAAATTCTGTTTCTCCACCTTCTTCTACATCGTTTAGATATAGCATAAAAGCACACAAGCGATCTCTAGTATCTTTATCAACAAACTCACTGTGCCAAGCATGATAACCTTGACCAGGTTCAGTTTTTTGTAGTTTAATATCAAATATTTTGTGCTTGCCCATATTAGTCAACGCACTATATTTTTTACTATATTCTTTGTAACAGAATTCCCAGAATACAGCAATAAATTCATTGCTGATATATTTTAGATTAATTTCAGGAAAATAAAACTTAGTAGTAATTAAGTCAACAGCTCTGTCATCGATTATATGTCTTGGGCGACCATTGTCAGCCCTATCTATAACTATACCCATTTTGATACATTCTTGATAGTAATTAATGTAGTTGTCAATCAGTTCGTCTGAAAATACACCATCAAAAATTCCAATAAAATCATCTGTTATTTCAATATTCATAATAAATCCTTAAAATTCAATCCATCCGTTGAGAATATATTTCTCGTTGCTTAGTGGCGGATTTCCACGATGTGTATGTGTAAATGAGCATGGGTAAATTAATAGTGTACCAGCTTTTGGTTTTTCTCTACGACTATAATATAAGAATTCTGTTTCTCCGCCTTCTTTTACATCATTTAAATAAATCTGATAATTTAGTAACCGTCTGCTATGTTCTCTTCCAGACGATTCGTAATGCCATTCGTGATATCCGCCACCTACCAATGTTTTTTGTATTTTCATTTCGTATATGCTATGAGTTTCGGACATTGGAATAATAGCATATTCTTCTACATACATTTTATAACAAGCAGTCCAAATAGTTTCTAATACAGTACTTGAAAGTTCATGACATCTAGCATTAATTGTTGGCATATTAGATAATCCAACTGATTTACTATCTTTTTTTATTTTAAAAGTATTTCCATAGTTTTGCTCTGAAAAGCCAAAGCCAGCAGATGTCATCGATTCGTAGTAGTTGATAGCAGTTTGACAGAAATTGTCATCGAACGCATTATCAAACCTACCAATAAAATTTTCTATATTTGAGTTCATATATATTTTAAATTACCTGATACACTAATGCGTTCACAATCTGAATTAAAACTATAAACTTCGTGTGCTAGACTAGCAGGAAATATAAAGATATCTCCTTCTTCGGGCATAAAGTAATGATCTGAAATTGTAAAGTCTGTTTTTTCACCATACCTAAATTTAATACCGCCTGGGCCTGCGCTACGACCAGTATAGCGTTTGTTTTCTTCGATTAATTCAGGAGGAACTTTTAAGTAAATCACGAAAGATAAATCTTCAGAATGAGTATGTTCTGGATTAACCTCATGTTGATGTTGAAAATTAATCCATAAACTTGTTAGACCGACACTACGCTGTTCTGTTTTATTTTCATAATCGTTTTTAGTCTTGAGATAAGTTTCGAGATACGGTGTTAACTTTGAAGCAAACCAATGTAGATCGTCATCACGATTGTATACTCTGACATCGCTTATGATGCTACAAATCCTACTAGGATCTTCGGGAACAGTACTATTTGATCTTGCCAGTAATTCTTCACAAAAATCTGTAGGTAATTTGGCTCTCCACAGATAAGGTCCCCAGTAGTAGAAATTGTATTCTATTTTATTCATTAGTATAAATGTATTTTTTTAAATGTTGATATAAGGTCAGCTCTGATTCAGCTGCCTTTTTCCAACGCTCTCTATTCTTTTCTAAATTAACAAAATAAGGAGCCCAGAATTCTGTTTGATCCTTCTCACCTCTAATTTTAACAAACTCTTGATCAACTTTATCAATCATAAAATTATTCATACCAGTTGAAATAAATGTTATACCTTCTTCGTAATGAGTATATCCAGTAAACATTTTTCTTTCAGCAAACGCATTAAAACCAACAGTGATCGACGGAGTTAGTTGATCCAACCCGGGATCATATACTCTATTGGCATTTGCTTGCCAATATTCTGTATCATTTCTTACGCTTAAAGCATAGTGCATTGCCACGAATTCAGCAAAATTATTAAAAATTAATCTAACACTTGAGTTATAAACATCTCTATCAAATTGTGTAACAGTTCTGTTTTGTAGAGTTTTTAATAATTTAAATAAAAATTCATGTACACTAAACAAACCATTAGACTCTAGTGGTTCAATAAACCCAGCACTTAGCCCTATAGCAACAACATTTTTTACAAACGTTCTGTTGTGTATCCCAACACGCATTTTAATATCTTTAAATTCTAATGCGTCGACTTCTTCTCTAGTTTTAGGGCAATCTACTTTATCGCTCATTAAGTGTTGTTTAAATTCTTCTTGAGCATCTTCTGGTGTAATAAACTTGTCACTATATACATATCCAGTACCTAATCTTTCCCAGCTAGGAATGTTCCAAACCCAACCATGTCCAATAGCAGTACATTCGGTATATGGTTCTAATTCTCTTTCCTTGTCTTTATATTGAACTCGAGTAGCCCATGCTCTGTTATTAGGTAGCATGTCTTCATATGACTCGAATGGTTCATTTAAAGTATTACCTAGCAATAAACTTTTAAAACCTGTACAGTCGACAAATAAATCAGCTGTAATACTAACGCCAGATTTTAAAATTAATTGATCGATACCGTTATCGTTAGTTGTAATCGAAACAACTGTGTCGGCAATGTGCGTTATGCCTCTAGGAATACAATATTTTGTTTTGAGCCATTCACCAAACTTAGACGCATCGAAATGATAAGCGACATCTAACTCTGGATTGAACCCTTCAAACTTGCCATGCTTGTTTAAAGAATATTTGTTTGTATCAAACATTGCAGCCTGAGGATAGTAACAGTTTACAAAATCTGTAACTGGAGTTTTAGGCTCTAGTGCTTTTTTGAGAAACCAATCTGCTAAATTATTATTAGTGCCAACTACATAAGGTTTGCCAAAAGGATAATGAAATGATCCAGCATCTTTATCGTAGAAATCTGTAAATTTAATGCTCATCTTATAGCTAGCATCTGTACTAGGCATAAAATCTGCTTCGTCTATACCTATATAGTGGCAAAAATTACGAATACCACCTAGGGTGCTTTCGCCTACACCGACTGTAGGTACTTCTGGGCTTTCTATAACAGTAATATCAAAATCTGGAAATGCCTTTACTAGCATACTGGCGGTCATCCACCCTGCTGAACCGCCGCCTAAAATTACAAGTTTTTTAATGTTTTTAATCATGTTATCCGTAGATGTGAATTATGTTAGTACTTATATCCTTAATTTTTATTTTGCTGTATTCTTGAATAACCAAAGGATAAATACATATATAAAAAGAGCTCAATTTGAGGATTAGCAAATGGCAACATTAAAAACCACAACAATTAACGATACTGGATATATTCAAATAGCCGCAGGAGGCGTTGCCGCTAGACCGGCATCACCAACAGTGGGCATGGTTAGATATAATACAGACGCTGGTTACTTATATACAGAAACTTGGAATGGTAGTGCATGGGTAGAACTTGTTGATAACGCAATTCCAGCAGAATTAACTAAAGATACAGGTAGAGCATTTACTGTTACTAGTTTCACTGCTACAGGAACTAGTACTTTTACTGTACCGGCAAATATTACTCGTTTACACGTACTAGTTGTAGGTGGAGGCGGTTCCGGTGGCCACCAAGTTGGTGGAGGTGGTGGAGGTGGTGGATATGTTGAAATTCCAAGCTATCCGGTATACCCAGGACAAGTTATTCCTTTACAAGTAGGCGCCGGCGGTCCAGCACCAAGTTTCCAACCAAGTAACAACATGGCTTACCCAGGAACTCCAAGTTATTTTGGAGAAGTCATTGCCTTAGGTGGTGGTGGTGGTGGTAGTCATATTGGACCAGGAGGTGGTATTCCAACTGGTAATGGTCCAGGTGGTCCAGGCGGTAATGGCGGTGGTGGTGGGTCTGGTCCAGGCGGAAACGGTTACGGAAGCTCGACACAAGGTAGTTATCAGCAATTTGGTGCTGTAGGTTATGGATTTCCAGGCGGAAACGGACACCCAGGCGGACCATGGTGTGGTGGTGGAGGTGGCGGAGCAGGCGGACGTGGCCGCAACGGCAACAGTCAGCCAACCGGCGGAACCGGTGGCAATGGTCGTGCTAGTTGGATCACTGGCGAGCAACGTTACTACGCAGGTGGCGGTGGTGGATGTGTAGAACCTGGACCACAAACACAACAAGGCCGCGGCGGACTAGGAGGCGGCGGCCGTGGATCAGATAATACATTTGGTAAAAATGATATTTCATTGAACGGACAATTAAACACCGGTGGCGGCGGTGGCGGAAGTCGTGACTATCCAGCAGGTGGTGGTAACGGCGGCCCAGGTATTGTCATAGTCAGATATTAATCTAACTGCTATTTTAATCCATAAATATCTTCATGTTACAGCATGAAGATATCTCAATTTACGACAATATTCTAACTCTAGAGGAAATCAAAGAAATCCAAAATCATATTTTGGGTAATACATTTCCTTGGTATATTAGTTCAGAAAGTACTGTAACAGATTATAAAAAAAGCAATGACTATGACAAAAATACTGTTGAATACATGCAGTTTGTTCATCAATTTTATGATAAAAACGGAGAAATAAATTCTGATAGTCATGCATTGGTTGATTTTATATTGACTAAATTCTTAGATAGCAACAATCTAAAACTTAAGAAATGTCTGAGAGCAAAGGTAAATTGTCAAACTAGAATAGCAAGTACTGACAAATTACAATACAATACTCCGCATATTGATCATCTAGACCCACACTGGGTACTGTTATATTATGTGTGTAATTCAGACGGTGATACACGTATATTTTCTCGAAAAATTTACGATCCTAAAACACCATACGAAATAATATCTTCAATAACTCCTAAAGAAGGAAGATTTGTGTTGTTTAACGGAGCACACTATCACTCAGGAGTTCACCCTTCTGTTGCTGAAAAACGTGTTGTTATCAATTACAATATCACATTAGAATGATACAACTAATAGAAGAAATTCCATTCTTTACTCCTGTTTATCGGCTAGATAACGCAGGTATTAGTTTGATCACGCTGGAACAATATGTATCTAAACTAGAAGTATCTGGAGAATTATTAACCAGAGAAGACAGCGGATTAAAGACTAGAACATACAAGCAAGCAGATACATTGCTATCGGAATTATTTGAACTTGTATCTAAATGTGTCGGAGAAATTTCTAAAACATTTGGAATCAACAAAGAACTAACTTTAACTAATTATTGGGTCAACGTAGACAAGAATAATTCGTTCGGAACTTCGCACTATCATCCAGAAGGAGTTATTTCAGGAGTTTTTTACATACGAGTTCCAGACGGATCCGGATGTATTGAATTTGAAAGACCAGACTTACAAGAACACTATTTTGAAGCAGATACTATAAACAAATATAACTATAGATACTACAAATATGTACCTAATGAAAATTTGTTATTATTATTTCCTTCATATTTAAAGCACAGAATTACAAAAAGTGTTTTAAGCAACAATGAGAAAAGAATTAGTATTTCTTTTAACTATTCATGATTATATTTAACTATGCCAACGGGATTCACCCCGAGTCTGGAAAAACATATGATGTTATAAATGATATCATAGTAACTCCATTATGGACCAAAGAATTCTGTGCTGATTTAGTAAATGTGGCAAAGCATTATTCAGATAGGTTTTCAAATGATATAAAATTTACCAAAGAATCAGAAAAAATTATTGGATGGGACGACATACTAGTTGAACAAATAAGTCCTATTTTCTTTCAAGATTTTGTAAGACATTATAAACAAGACATTTGTCCTATACTTGAAAAAGTCTATACAAAAGCATCTTCTGAAATACACGGATGGTTTTCTCCTTATATAATTAGATACGATAGAAAAAATCAACGCACAGATCTACACCATGATGCTAGTTCAATCACTTTAAATATAAAATTAAATGACGATTACACTGGTTGTGATTTGACCTTTCCTAGACAACAATTTAATGCTAAAAATATTCCGGTAGGATATGCCATGATATGGCCTAGCACAGTAACACACCCTCATTATTCAACGCCATTAGTCGAAGGTGAAAAATATTCATTTGTATCCTGGTCTTGGCCACCTGCTTGGGATCCTAGAGGAATTAGAAATATATGAAACATTTTCCTACATTTTCAGTTGATAATTTTTATGATGACCCAAATAGTGTTAGAGAATTTGCGCTAGCACAAGAATTTACGGCATCAGACGAAGGCAGATATCCAGGTAAAAGAACAAAAAGTATATATGAACTTAATCCTAAACTATTTGATACATTTTGTAGTAGATTTTTTGGAATATTTTACGATTTTTCCAACAC